TTCTCTTGCCGTCAGTATCGACTCGACTGCTTTTCTGAGCCCGCAGGTGCATTTTTCCCAATAGGAGCGGGCCAACTTTTCGGTCCAAGGTGTCCACGACTCCGATTCCCAGTCGTAGACTCCACGCTTATCGCCTTCAAACGAACCAAAACAATCCGGACTGTCGGACCAGGGATAGGTTTTGTGATGGAACTCGTGCATCAAATATATCTCGTTAGCCCTAATCATTCCGTCCGCCCTCTCAGGTCTTTAGCTTTCAGTTTTGCCATGCGCCCATCAGGGTGATGCCACACAATGCCTTCGGCTCCCAAAATGTCGGCCATCCAGAAAACGTGGTCTTTGATAGAGGGAATATCGTAAGACGAAAGTGGCCAAATACTGGCGTGAGCGTGTGGAATTAAATCGTGAGCATATACGTTTTCGGGGTTGCCGTTGATTTTCGGCCCAATAAGCTCATACGTCCCTGGGGGCATATAAAGAGGCACCCAATTAACCAGAGCCTCATCGTGAAACTTTGCAAACGGGCTCTGCTCTATCGGCTCCCAGCCCTGAGTCTTGCCCGTCACCTCATCGAAGTTGTCAATCACATAATTCTCCGGCGGATTCTTGCCAGGCTTGACTTCACGCCTTGCCCACCACTTCCCGTTGTTGCCCAGCATCGTGCAGGTGCCGTCATACTTTCGGGTAGCCACTCCTTCGCCAGCCAGCACCCACTCGCAGCCCTCGTTCACTTCGTCAGTCACGTTCGCCCGGTTCTCAGGGTCACGCACGAACAGCGTTGGTATCTTTCTCATTTCCCATACCCTCCTGTTAGCGCTACTTCAATGTCAGCTTTCAGCCAGTTGTACACGGTCGCGAGCGATACCCCTAACCACTCCGCCACTTGTTTCGCCGGCATACCCTGGCCACGCAGCCCTCGTGCGAGCTCCTTGTACCGCACCTGCACGGACTGGAACGTCCGCTCCTTGCTTTCGTACTCTTCACGTCGCTTCTCCACTGCGAGCCTATTGTAGGCTGCCTGGCGCTTGTCCTCGCGAGTGTCGGTCCATTTTCGAATGTTTTCTTCGGTGATTTCTTCTATCGCAATCATCACTTCCCCCGCTTTCGTGCTGCAACATCTATGTAGTCGGCAAGCAAACGGTAGTTTCGCGCAATCTCGCGCAAGTCGTGACCTTCACTCAAGCAGGTTTCTATAATCAAATCTGCTTCGTCACTGAGAATGACGGTTTTCATTTCGTATGACTCGCCGGGAGCTAGCCCGTTAGCGATTGTACTCATCGCTCCTCCCTTTCTTTTCTTTCCCTCACCTTGATTGCAATGTACGCATCTACCGCCTCGATAAGCCTCCACTCGGTACGGTCCAATGTGTCGTCAAGGTCTTTAGTGTGACTCCACTTCACCCCCGCTTCCGCGATTGCCTTCAAGGACGCAAGTTCCTCGCCATAGACAACGGGGTTTTGCTCGGGCAGGGGCTCTGGCGCCCGCGACTCTTCCTCTATCTTTAGGGCGCTACCCATCCAGCTATTCACTTCTCCCCCTTGCTCACCACGAGGTCTACAGAATGGCAGTAGTACCCGCTTGTGTGGTCCCCGTCGATGTTCACTTGGGCTATCAGCTTGTGTGCCGAGAGAATGTGAATGGACCAGCTTTCGTTGCCTTCGTTCGGGTAGTCCCTGCCATTTTCGGGTCGAACTTCCTTAACCGCAGTAATGACGTTATCTTCAAAATCAAACGCCTCGAAGTCGCCCTTGAACCAGGCGCAACAATCGTATGTATCTTCGATAAGAAGTTCCGTACCGTCGGCAAGCTTTACGGTTTTCTGGTCTATTGAGACTATAGTTTGCCCTAACAAATAGGGTTCCATGTCTTCTGATTCCATGCCGTAAATTATTGTAGATTTGTCGTTCATTGCTACTCCCCCTCATCGTCATCATATGTTGTAGACATAATGTTGCTTGCCGCTTCATGCAACTCCCACTCCAACGCATCATCTAACGTGGTCAACAACTGGCGTGCCCTCATCCACATCACTGCGGCCTCTAGGCAACGCTCAATGTCCCTCTGGTCTGCGTTGCTATCAACAGTGCTGTCCTGTGCCCCGCTCATGCGTCAGCGTCCTCTTGCGGGTCCTCGGGAGTCGAGTACCACACTGCCTTCCTGATTGCCACCGAAGTTTTCTTTTCGGAGGCGCGCCATCCCGCAGCGAACGTGTCGTAGTCGCTATGCAAATACCTTGTAGCCGGGTCCATCATTTTGTTGGCTTGGTACTCAGCCCAATTTTCCCTGATTCTGTCGCTCATTGAGTCCCACTCTCTCTTGTCGGAAACATCGTAGCAGAAATTCTACGTGTTAGAAAGAGCGTTACGGAATTGTTACCTAAAAGCTAAAGTATGCGCCAAGCGTGGGTAGGTGCTTCATACGCATCATCCGTGCAAACAAGTGAAGCAAAGCATCGTTGGCGTCTCTGCCATCACGGTGCCCCATGTGCTTGCCGGTGCGCCAGAGGTCATTTCTCTTGAGGAAGGGGTCGCCAATCATGGACTTGTCCGACGGGTTCTGCCAGTGAACGACAGAGCCAAAGCGGTCCATAACCACACCCTCAATACGCATGGGCTCCAGGTTGGGGGAGAAGTTTCCCCCGCCCCGAAGCGAAAACGTTTCGCATATCACGTCAAGGTGATACTCGAGCTCCATGAAGGAATCGGGAAACTGGAACTTGCAGTCTGCATCCACAATGTACTTGCCATTACCGGTCATCTCGAGCCAGTCAATGAAGCCCCGAGTGCCATTAGGAACGATTGCGGTGTATATCACGTCGAGTGGTTCCGTCTCTGTGATGCGTCCAATCGCAATCCCAGTGGCTAGCCCCGGGTCAATGGCCATGTAGTAGTCGATGCTCATGCGATTATACTATTACACTTTTGGAAAAAATTACCCTAGAAGCCATCTTCGATGCAGAAATAATTGCGATGGGCGCCGCGATAGAAAGAACAAAGCCAGCCCACGCACGAGGGTCGGCGAAGTCCCACTGCCAGAAGTCGAGAGTGTGGAACCCGTTGGCGAGTACGGCGATGGACGCAAAGAACAGCATCCCGGTGAGTGCGCCCCGGCTACTCTCGTCGTCGCGTGACTCCAGCAGCAGGTATGCGACAAGGAACAGTAGGTACATGAGCTCAATGAAGAAGAAGAACAGGTATGCCATCCAAGGGTGGGATAGCCCTACGAATGCCGCCACCGCAGTTATGCCATTGAAGGACACGATGGCGGACGACACGAAAGCAACGAACACGCCGATAAGCCACGCCCGGAGGGTGAGTATTTGGTCGGCCTGAATCTTCGGGGCCCGCTTGTCCTCTTGCGACTCGTACCGTGCGATACGGGTTTCCCTTCTGATACGACCTATGCGTTCTTCGTCTGTTTCAAAGAAGTTTTTTTCTTCGTGGGCGACAACTATTTCTTCTGACACTTCAACAACCTTTTCTATGTTTTGGTCTCTTGATAGACACACCGGGCAGGCGCATCTGGCTTTCACAATTCCCTCGTTCTGGCACCGAAGATTTCTCTTAGCACCTTGATGATGGTGACACCACGTTTGTCTTCGCGGAGCCCTAGTGCCCACGCGAGAGCGTTCGTGAGTGATTCGACGTTGGGTTCTGGTACGAATGCGTACTCACATAACCATGTTGGTTTCTCGCGTAGGGCAATAACACGCCCGGGTGAGCCGTTGACGGCCCGTACAGGCGTTATGAGTAAATCCGTGCCCAGTTTAACCTTTGCTTGTTTGAGTAGCTCTAGGTCGTCACCGTTGGGCTTGCCGGGGTACACGGGGAGGGGCATGATGCTTGCCATCAGGCGTTCACGTCTTTGACGCTTACCAAACAACGACCGTATATCACACGACTCTCGGATGGGCCCAGCATTCTTTCCGCCTCTGCCCAGGCTTCCTTTTGTGTGGTGCCGATGACAGTAATTGGTTTCGATTCGCCAATCTTTCGACGCGGACTGAAGGTATCATCCCACAGTTGCAATCCAAACTTGAACACATACTGTGGCATCGCGGAGTTAGCGGACTCAATATGCTTTTGGACAATCTCTAGCAACTTATCAGTCACCACGTTATCCCACTCCCAATGAGTTAACAGTGGCCTATCAGCATGAACCGTGTCGAACAATTCTTCTCTTAGTTCCATTAGTTCTTGACTGAACATAATCTGCTATCCCTTCTTGTTATAAACATAATTAGTCATCCTCACTAAAAAAGTGTTTCATCATCAGCCTCCTGCTCGTAAGCCCATCGTAGCCTTCCCTCAATAATCGGCAAATACTCCTCCGTAAGCTCAGCCCCCACAAACTTGTACCCGTCGAGTAGTGCAGCCTTACCTGTAGACCCTGAACCTGTGAACGGGTCTAGGACTGTCCCCCCTGGAGGTGTTACTAGTTTTATCAGGTAACGCATTAGGGTAGTTGGTTTCACGGTGGGATGGGTGTTTTTGCCTGGCTGGTTTGGTATTTCTGGGTGAGCGCCAATTTTATTGCCTGGAACTTCAAAGTTCCCGAAGAAAGACCCAACAACATTGTCCGGTAGGTCACCAAGTCCTTCGTTACGGTCACGCTTACTAGCCTTCGCACAATAAAAGAATCTTGAAGCACCGCCAGAATCCCCATAATGGTTTAGCTCGCTGTTCTGCCCACCGCCAAAAGAACCGCCTGCGCCGTCTTTGCTTCTCCCAGCGCCGCCAACTTTGCTCACCCCACTCTGCTCGTCCAGTAGCCCCGCACTGTACTCGTCAAGAATCACATTCGCAGGCCAACGACCTAACGCATTAGGCGGGTTAGCGTTCTCCCCACCGTAGCCATCTCCCATAGCGAACCCGTGTGCGTGCCCCATTCCGCTTCTCGGCTTACCCGTAGCGCTAACAAATTCAGACATGTCAGCCGCCACCCTGCTCGCGTCAATGTTCAGCCCGCCCACACCATGCTCAAGAACATTCGCCGCCACAGTCCCCACCAACGGTTTACGCCCCATGACGATAGGCTCCACCACCTGCTTAAGTCCAGTACCCCAACCTTCCCAAGCCGAACCATCCACGCCGGTTTTGTCAATCGCCTTCCGCACGTTTAGCGACTTTGGGAACGTCTTGCTACTAATCCACGCGATACTGTCCCGAATCTCAAACCCAGCATCCTCAATAGCCACCGCCATACGGTGAAAAGTCCGTGACCCCCCAAACGCCAGGACATGCCCGCCCGGTTTCAACACCCGCAAACACTCAGCCCAGACCGTCACATCATAAGCAATCCCCGTAGAATCCCACTTCTTCCCCATAAAGCCAAGCTCATAAGGTGGGTCAGTCACCACACTATCAACCGAGCAATCCGCGAGAGTTTTCAGCACGTCACGACAATCCCCAAACATTACGCGGGCATCGCCCACAACAATCTCAGTCACAATTTCCCTCATCCCTTCTTGTTCGTGACAAGCCACTTGCCAGTCGGGTCGGATACTTCCTTAAGTCTACCTTGCGACGCCAGCGCACCCACCGCTTCCTGCAAGTCACGCACCCGCCACGCCTTGAACCTACGGTTCACAATCTCAAGCTTCACCTTGTCATCCTTTGCGTGAACAAAAGCTTCCACCTCGTCGCAAGCCCGCTCAAAATCACTCGCATTGATTTGTCGAGCCACAATAAGCAGGTTACGCACCCACTCCTCGGCAGCCTCAATAGCTTTGATAACATCAATGACCTCAGTTTCCTGGCGCCCATCAGACACGGCAAGCAACGTGGCGCACTTGCGAATAGTGACACCCATACGCACCAGAGACGGGTTGATAATGTCCCAGTTAGGGTCAGAACGCTTCACCAGGTTGACCAAGTCCCACTTCACGTCGCTCATACGCTTAGCGCCGGCCTTCGTGATGCCCACAGACACTCGGCTCGAGCCACCAGAGCTACGTAGCTGTCGCTTTATCTCAGCGAACTCCGCTGCCCACTGTCGGGCCATAGGGTCGAACCCTAACTTGACCTCACTGCCGTCAGCGTCCTCCTCGAGCACAGCTTCCCTACTCAGGGTGCGGGGCTCACCCACGGTCCACATGAATCGTGCCAGGAACCCAGACTTGAACATCTCACGGCTCAGCGACCTCGCTATTTCCTCTTGCGTGCCCATAAGGTGCATCACGAATTGGGTCTTAGCTTGCTTGGCCATATCTTTCTTGCCGACCCGCAGCATAGGTGGCACGGTGCCGTCATAGAGTAGCGCCAGGTCCTCCATCATCCCGGTCGTCCAATCCTGAGTGGCCCACTGCTTGAACAACCCGTGCGCCTCATCCTTACTGAACATGGACACTTTGCCGTCACGCTCAATGAGCTTCTCACCGAGAGCGTTGGGGCTCGCGTTGCCACCAATGTTGTAGCCAGAGTCCTCGGCGAACGATTCGTCCATCACGTTACGCATCAGCTTGAGCGATTGAGACTTACCGGTCGTGGTCTCACCCAACGTAATCGTGTACAGGTTGAGACCCTCGGGCCCAGTCTTGCGGGGGATGAACGCCATGTCCGAGAACACGCACGAAAGTATTGTCCACCCGTTGATACGGTCGTAGGGAGGATTCTGCTTCGCGTGTTTGCGTCGAGTCCAATCCATGTACGTGTCTATCCATGTCTGGTGGCCACGTAAAGTTTCGCGCTCATCGCCCTTGAGTAGGTCAATGTGTCCCTCAGTGGTCTCGAGCTCTGGTGGCTCGAGCCCCTCGCCCATCTCCCACATAATTTCGGCGTAAGCTTTGTTGGCTTCGGCAATGAGCCCACTCATTCCACGCGGGTCATCTTCGCTCCACTTGCGAGAAGCGGGAGCCTTCCACGCAATAGCCAGAACCTCTTCGTGCGTCAGCACGCTGCCCAATCGGAACAGGTCGCACAGTAACTTGTAGCGAGCCTCGGAACGGTTGCCGTCCACCCCCACCTTGGGCTTGGCTAGCGCCAGGTCGAGAACCTTCTGCGGTAGCTTAGCTAGGGCCTCAGCGTAGTCAGCGGACACGTCCTCAGCTATGTCTAGCGCATCCTCGCGCCCCATAATCGGTCGGTCGATGATGACAACATCGTCATATGTGCCCTCAATGTCGAGAGCGTTATACATGAGACCGTTGTACTCCACCACAACGGACTCAGGGAATCCGTGGCTCGTGTTCACCGTGTCAGGTATGCGAAGAACTTTGTTAGCCGACCACCCGCTCGGGTCGCAACCGTCATCCTTGTGTGCGGTCGTAATCTTGTGTGCTATCTCAGCGGCGTGCTTGGCCTCAATGGGCTCATCCAGTAGCCAGTAGTCGTGGCCTCGACCGCGACTGGTAACAACGTGGACAGAGGGCTCCAGCCTAAACTTGTCGGGAGTACACAGGTCGGAGTCCATGTAGATTGTTTGCGAGCTTATGGCGTTCTCTGGCGTGCGAGATATGTTGCCACGGTCGTTCGTCTTGTCACCGTACAGCAGCGGAGACAGGTACACGTCTTCGTTCTCATACTGCTTGGCGTAGTCCGCCATTTTATCTAGCTCTGCCGGGTACTTAAACACTACGTGAATGTTGACGTTGAGTTTGCCCTTAGCGGTCTTGCCACTAGCCCTGCTAACAAAGGCATTTCCAGAGGCGGTGCCCAGAATTGTTTCGATAAATTGTTTCACTAAGTACACCTCCCTCCCCGGAGTTATTTCATTTTGAAGTAGCAGTTACTTTACTACAGTCCGGTGGCCACCCAGGATTCGAACCTGGCTCTTCTCGTAGAACTGCCGGTCATATGCCCGGAACACTTCTTTAGCGAGACGCTCTCCCTTTAAGCTAGTGGCCACAACCTATTTGGTTAGAACGGCTCGTCCCCCTGGGGGGCAGAGGGAGCCGGTGGAGCTTGAACCATTTCTCTACGGTACTTTACCACGATGGAATCAACCCACTCGGTTTGGAGAGCGCGACCGTCCGTGCCGTCCTTCTTCTTGAACTCCTTCTCGACGATGGAAGCGTGAACCTCCACGAGGTCGCCGTTCTGAATGTCCGTGTCCGCAAGGTCGCGCCACAACGTCACCTTGATTTTGGTCGTGTCACCAGTCTTGATGTACTCCCCGGTGTCCTTGTTCTTCTTCTCGTGATTGATGTACACGGGAAACTCGACGAGAGTGCTGCCACCCGCCTCTTTCCTCACCGGTTCGGCAACAACCCCGCCCGTGAATACTGCATTGACTCTACTCATTTGTCTCTCCTATTTCTTATGGTTTTGATTCTTAGCTGTGCCTGAGTGATGGTCAGTAGCCCCTTGTACGCCTCAAACATATCAGCATACTCGTCCTCCGGCATCACTTTCAGCTTGGCAAACGGTAACATTTCGTTACCATCTTTGTCCGTGTCACTCGGTCGGATATGAAGCAGGGCCCGCTGAGCATAAGGCTTGGTCCCAAACTCCTCCCAAACTCCTTCACTTGATTCCCACAACAAGGTTGTACATTCTGCGAGTGCGCTAATCTGCATCCAATGTTCGTCCCACGTATTGCGAGACGTCTTAAGGTCCATCATCGTCAAGACACCATCTATCATCCAGATGCCATCAGCAGTCCCGGCGTACCCATGCTCCTCGTTCCACAACGTAACCTCAGTATGGATAGGCACAATCTCATGCTCCGACTTGTACTTATCCCACTCTGCCACCATCTCCCAGAACTGAGAAGGCGCGTTACTCACGTCAGGGTAAGGCAAGTCCGCGTGTTCCGCAGCAACCCAATCATGCAGTTGCGTACCCAACTCGCCGGCGTCGTTCAGAACGCCATTCGAGTAGTTGCGAATGTCATCGAGGTCACCCTTGATGGGGTCACGCTTCCAGTACCAGCGCAAGAAGCCCCAGCCCATTTCCTTTGTGCGACTGAGTAGCCCGTCGATGTTTGCCACCGCGAAGGCGCTGGTATTATCGACCGCCCACTGAATCAAAGCAGGCTTATCCAACTTCTTAAGTACGGTGGTCACACCAGGGACTACCTGCCCCGTGTGTGGATGTTTATATCCGCTACCACCATGCCCCGAAGACCTAACCCTTAGTTTTGGTTGCACAGTCCGTCCTCCTTTGCTTTTACTCTGCGAATTCTCTCGCGTTTATTGTGACAGTTCCTACACACCCGGTACTCCTTATAGGTTACCCGTGTACTCGCGTCATCGTACAAGTGGCCGCTTGGGCAGTGAGTTTTTGCTACGCTGACATGGGTTTTGTGCGTAACGGAGTCCCGGATGTTCTCTTTCTGTGTTCCCCAGTATAGATTCTCCAAGTGATTATTGAGCTTGTCGCCGTTACGATGCAGACCCAACTCCTTGCCTTCTGGGGGATTGCCGAGAAACGCCATAAGCACTAAGCGATGAATCTTATAGTCACGTTTGGGCTTTCTTAGCGTAACCCTGACATAGCCAAACTTATCTACGCCACCCATGTTTCGCATACTTCCCGTGTTACGCACCCTGCCGTGGCTGCTTACTTCATAGCAGTTTTCGTATCCCACGACAGGTAGCCACTTTTCCATTACTCTACAACTCCCGCCTTGAGCTCACCGAGAACCTTGACCAGTACGGACTCGTCCTCTTTCCATACTGCCGGCTCTTTGCCACCAGAGATGCGAGTGCCAATCGCGTTCGCCACCGCGCCGGTCAGTTGAGCCTCACCCAGGAACGCTTTGATTTGATTGAACGTCTGGCCGCCGCCAGCTGCCTGAATCTTCGCGTTAGCGGCGGGCGCCTTGGCCGAAGAAACTGCGGGGTCATCGCCATCGGGGTCAGGTTCGCCAGTGTCAATGTTGAACGTCAAGATGTTAGCCATCTTCTGTCCCTGAGTTGCCGCCTTGCGTGTTGCCTTATCGCTATTGTCCCCACCTTCGGGGTACACCACGACGCGGAAGCTCGAGCCATCCACGATGGAAATGTAGTCCACCTGATACCTGACAACTGCCATCGCCACGAAACGGTCAGCTCCAATTCGACGCTCGACTGCCTGGTACTCAGACATATTGACCTGAGTGATGACACCGTTCTCGTTCATCAGCTTGACAACTGCCCTCAGAATGTCATCATTCTTTGCGTAAGGGTAGCTGCCTTGAGCGCTCGGCCCCTTGCCATTCTTGGGGATTCTCTCGACGCCCTCTTGAATTTTCGCAATAGCCTGATAGATTTTGGGAACACTTGGGCCCGATTTTGGTCGCACGGTCTCCAGTTCTTTCTCGTTTGTTTCCTCGTTCTTTGCTACCATTTTCTTCCTCCTATTTGTGTAGTAACTTGCCTTCACGCCAGGTCTGGCCACCCCATACCCCAACCTCGGGGCGCGAAGCGACTGCGAATCTATCACAGTCAACTAACACAGGGCAACCGACACACATTTTGTATGCGTTTTCTTTTGTTGGCGCGTCCTCTTCCTCATAGTCAATCCAAGGTCCAGGATTGTCAGCACACTTGGCCTTGTTGCGTAGCATCGCGGCCTGTAGCGCGTCGCTCATTCTCTCAGCCCGCTTATTGAGCTTCAAGTACATGAGTGCGTTGTCTTCCTTGCCAGTACCAATCATCTCGTCAGACTTATCCGCTGCCCTGCGTGCGGAATGGAGCGCGGACTTAGATTGGTTCCTGTCCCGTTTGTCTCTCAGGTGCTCGGCGTCGGCATCTTTCTTTGCTTGATACCTTCTTGTGCCGCCGTTCTGACACTCACGACAAGCGTAGCTAATTCCACCAGGGTTCTTCTTCTCCATAAGATTGTCGCCGATAATGACGTGACCATACCGGCAAGTGTCGCCTGGTTTCTTCCTGCTAAACGGTGGCTGATTGCATTTGGAGCACCTCACCCTTCTCTTGCCCGAGTTGTTGTAATACTGAATGTTGTCACCAGATACCTCGTGACCCTTCTTGCAGGTATCCCCAATCTCAATCGCCACGCTTCTCCTTTAGGGTCTTGTTCATCTCAATGGCTTTTGTCACTTGGGAGCTTAGTACCCCGGAGTCATACGTGTCAATGGCAATTATCTCCACAGACCGCACCGTTCTATCCTGGCCACGCCGGTGAACACGTGCCGCCACTTGCTCATTGAGAATCCTATTGTCGCTCCTATTCAGCCACAACACGTTACGAGTGCCCTGCTGCAAACCATCCACACCTTCCGCGACCGCAGCAATAACCGCAACAACATACTGGCACGAACCACTGACAAGAGCCTCCTTAGCTGCTTCCCTATCCGCATTACTCACACCGCCATGCCAAGGCAACGCCGTCTTCCCATCGTTACGCAACCTATTGACCACAACGTCAGCAAACTTACGCGAATCAGTCAATATGAGCGCCGACTCACCCTCGAACTCTTCCTCCAAAATATCAAACATCACGTCAATCTTCTGCGACTTACAATCATCATCGAAAATAATTTTGTCCTCATCATCCAGAGAAAACAAGCCCAGCGTTGCCTGCCGTAGTCGTGTCCTCAAGCTGATAGGAAACTCGACCACCAAAGGACGGTCACCTAACCACGTAACCATCTTCTCCTCAAGCTCGTTATACGCCTTACGTTGCTCCCTCGTCAATTCAATATACACTTGAGCTTCTTCCAACTCCACCTCGAGCTCAGACTCCAACCTGATATAGCACGGTAAAGAATTGAAGTACGCCCCCGGGGTGAGCTCACCCACAACCTTCTTCGCGTTTGGAGAAAAGTGGTCGTACTCGGTCGAACACCACACATCCACCCACCTCCAAAACGAATTGTCAACCTCCTTGGGCCACAACCACTTCGTTACGGCCCACGCCCCGGTGAAACTATTGCCCGTTGGCGTGCCAGACATGGCCATCTTGAAACCAGCCTTGACTTGCTTGAGTGTCTTATGAGTCTTGCTCTTACGATTCTGGGCACGATGCACTTCATCAAACAATGCAACATCGGGAACGTGAGCCCACATAGTGCTGCGGGCCTTACCATCCCAGCCGAGTCTCACAAACAACTCAACCCCCACGAAGTAAATACCTGGTAGCTGCCACGCCCAATCAGCCTTAGCCGCCGCCCCCGCCTTTGTAGAGTTTATCCACTTGAACGGGAGCGTCGAACCCTGGCCGGCGAAACGTTGCGACCACGCTAACCTCGTGTTCAAAGGGGCAATGAGCAGTATTGTTTCAGCACCCAAACCCATCGCCACCTCCACAGCCTTCAACGTCTTACCCGTGCCCATATCTGATGCGTTAAGAGCTGCCAACGTAGGCTCTGTCACCATTTTTTGGATGGCGGATAGTTGGTCCGGTGTTGGCACTAATTTCTCCGGTGGCATAATCTAAATCCCCCTCCCCATCCCAATAATCGTAATCATTATCTTCACTTTCCGTGAAACGTACCGTTTTTTTCTTACTTTGTTGCCTATTGTCTTTCATCTCTTCGGTCTCTATCGGCACAATGTGTGCAGTGAAAACGAAGATAATGGGGAACGCCATCGCTGCCGGCATCACGCCCAACAAGAACACAATAGTGAGGAAAGTTTGCAGCGTCACCAGTCGCGACCCCGCATCCACATAATTGCCTCCTCGTAGTAGAAACCTTCTTTGACCCCATCGAGCACAGCCACCACATCGTTACGTTTCGTAAAGTCACCGTTCCACAACGGGGTGATAGCCATAAACATCTTGACCCCATCATCGAACTCTTTATATTCGAACCGTGCGGAACCGTTCACCGTGAGAGGCCCATGGTTAAGGTATGTCACACTTAGCACCCCATATTCTGTTTCAAAGGTGTAGCACGAATCCAGCGGGTTAGCGCCCACAATCTGCGCGACCGCCTCCGTCCGCCCCAAAGACTTACTCACAGTATGGTAGTCACTTGTCCCCAAAGCCCTCAGAATGGCCGCCTTGGACTCGCCACTATTGTGTGCGAACCTCACCGCTATATCAATCTGAGTGTGAAGATTAGATAACTCGGACTTCATCTGGAGACGCAACCGTTGCTCCAGTGTTGTCTTAGCTATCACATATGCTTGCTTCGATTTGCTTACCGCATCTAATTCTGCGCTCACTGGTTCCACTGCCCTTCTGCTATACGTTGTGCGTCCTCGAACGCTTCGTTGTCTTTTGCCATGTCTTCCATCACTCGCTTGTCCACGTAGAACATTACCCACCGCTCGCCCAGCAGCACGCTTAGCTCACCACTTTCATACGAATAATCGTGCGTCACGCCCGCGTCCTCGAAGACACCAAACAAATCTGCCAGTAGTACATTGGATTGAATCTTGATTTCATTGACGTTACTTATTTTGCTCACGATATGCTCCTTTCCGACCACATCTCTTGATTGATTTCCACGCACGGCATACAGGTCAAGGCAATCGCCATACCAAAACCGTCATGCCCCTCTTCGAACTCGTCGCCCGGCTCAATGTCCGCCTCGCAACGGTCACAATACATCTCGGCAAGCTTGGCGCCCATCAGACTTCCTCCTCTTCCTCGTTGACAATCTGAGCCAAAACAACATTCTTCTTCTCTTCCATAGCCGCCATAAGCAACCCCAGCTGAGAATGGTACGGGAGCCCCTCATTATGCTCCACAACGTAACCGTCCGCATTGTTCATCTCCGGGTGCCGCAACGACACCGAGAGTACCCAGCCGGTAACAATCTCGCCCCCGGTCGCCTGGGCCCTAATGTACTTCTCGACACTGTCATCCATTTCTTGCCTGTTCAATGTTCCCCCCTTAGTGTGTAAAGAACAGCACGAACCATGTCGCACTTTTCTACAATCTCACGCTTATTGTGACCCAGCCGGATAATAACGTGGAGCTCCCCCGTGTGAGGGTAACGCCACACCACATCCCACCCCTTATCCTCCTTGCTAATGACCCAATCCAGCTCATAATGGGAGGCAAGGCTCTCCATGTTGTGCTGGGCGCCATTATGCCGCATATGCGACAACAACCGGTTAGCCGCAAACGCAGCATCTTGTCTAGCAGTCATCAGAACCCTCTTCCTCTTCATCTGAATGGTCGTAATACTTATTGGAACACTCGACACACATGCCAAGCTCCTCCTCGTGCACGTCAGTAGGTATCGGCTCCCCACAGTGGTCACACGGCGTCATCTCTTCACCCTCACGCTTCGACATACAAAACACCCCTAACCGACTCATAATGGGTTTCCCCACCGCCACCCTCAGATATGCACATAAAGTGAAAATTGAGCTCCGGGAACATCGCTATCATCTTGACAAACACGAGCTTAGGCTCCCTCCACGCCGTCTTGAACTCATAACGCAACTCGTGGTCACTTGACCAATAAGCTTGAACGTCGCACGCATCCCACTTAGTGTCCCAATTCCTCACATTCCAATCAAACCAATGGTTACTCTTCGAGCTGGGAATATCTGGCCGTTCTTGTGTCGTGTAATACTCCTCCAGAGCCGATATACGCGGGGCAATAAAGTTGAAGAACGACAACGACTGTTCCTGCACAGCGTCCACCCAATCATTCTGAAACTTGGCCGAATTCCACACTTGATTGCGAACCTTATGCGGGGTCCCCGCCAGTGAAGCGAAAGCCGCCAAACCTTCCTTACTGCCAGTCACATACACTGTGTTATCTGTCCACGTAGGCATACTCTCTCCCTCAGTTATCTTCCAATGGTTTATGGGAGCAGTTTCACGCCATGCTCAGGGCTTTTCCTCACCACAGGAAACCTAGTTAGCCATCTACCTCCACGTCCTCAGTGATAGTCATAACGAACGCCACGTCCTTGTAGACACTAAGCCCGCTGGACTTAGCCTTCACCGCAATCTTCTTCGCCTCCACCTCACTGCGAGCCTTCACCTCATACACGGTCGTCTCCGTATGTCTCACCTGATACTTTGGCATAATCTCTCCTCATAAAAATGTCGTGTGAAAATTGGAACTGGGGCCTATTGTTCTCCCTGATACGCGAGCCGGCCTAACTCATATTGCCTCCTCGTATTCTTCCCACGTGTTGTAATACGTGACACACGATAAGTCCTCCACCGTGCCCCGATAGACCCAGCGGCCCTTCACCGCGCTATAACGCTTCATCTCCCCACAGCGAGCGCACGACCACCAGCCCCCAGACTCGAACACCAGGTTCGCATGGTTCACCGTGAAAATACGCCCCACAGTGACACTCACAGTCCACCCTCAGCTAACCGTAACGCCGCGTGAGCCCTAATCTCCGCCGGATTATTACGCTCCAGCCGCGCCCAGTCATCAAAAGCTTTAGACTCCTCCAACTGGCAATCCACGTAAGCATCCCGCGCCGCCGCCAAGTGCGCCACAGACAACCGATAACGGGCGCCAGCGACCTCCAAAGCCAAACGTTCCTTGTCAGTAAAAATTACCACCGGACTCTCCTCACCAATCATATGCTCACCCTTCTTACTCTGTTTTCTATCCATCTCTCAACAGCTGAATCATAAACTTCGGGAGTCACGGCCGCAACAATCTCGCTCGCGGAATAACCAAGCCTAAGACCGTGAGGCAACACAATAGACACGGAAACTCTCCCCTGAGTATCCACCGTCACCTCCGCGGTCCTGTCAATCTCCCGGTCTATTAGGCACCTTTCGTGCGGCGTAGGCTCGCGACTCATCACCGCACCTCCCCGCCCATAGCCGCCAACACTTGACAGATAGCGGCACACTTGGCTAACACCACACCGTTATTGCTACCCAGCCTGGAAACGATTAGTAACGGTGAATCAGTGTCAACACGCCGCCACCCAATCGCGTAATAGTCCTCCACAATGTCCCACGTGAGCCTCCAAGGGCCCGGCTCGCGCAAGAACGCGCCCTTATCGCGCATCATGTTCACCGTCCTATTCAAAGCACTAAATACTTCATTACGTGTCGTCATTATCTTTCCCCCACTCTAATAAAAGTAAACTTGCCGGCACGAATTACCGGAACCAGCCGGCAACCCTCACAATACGTGTCACCACTGACAAACTCGTACTGTGTCGTCTCGGCGGCATGAGGCACCCCGCAACGCGAACACACAACCGTCTCACAATCTCCTGCTATGGACATAACTTTTCCCTCCATTGTCACCGTGGGGCCCAAGCGGTCGCCCAGGCCCCCAGAACCATCCCCTAACGCAACATCAGGTTAGGTTGAATGAGCACCTTTATTGTCCACTTACCTTCTGTGATGGTGGCCAACACCGGCAACGGCTTGTTACGGTTGTCGTCCGAGTGAGAAAACTCGAACCTCCACGGCCGTTCCTTAAGCATCCGGTCCATCTCAGGAAACACCACTTTCGCAATCAGGACAAACCACTTAACGTTTAGCGCAACCGTTTCCACGCCGTTAGGTGCCTCGGTGGGAAACAACTTTATTACGGGCGGGTATGAACCAAAACTGCGCTCAGAATAGAACACTGTCTCGCCCACCTCCACAAACGCTGTCTCACGTTCCCCGTCATACCCGATAGTGGCCCACACCGCCTTGGATGCTTTCACCATCGCCGCCGCTTGCTTTAGTGCCGGCTGGTCAACCCACAAAGTTTCACCCTCCAGCCAACCCGAACTATTCAGGTCCGCCGCCGCGCCCTGCAACTCGAGCAAAGCGCACACGTAACGGTTAGTTGCCACCACCGTCAAGTCCGCACCATCCACACCCGTGCGAGAAAAGTGGAGCCCTTGAATGATAGGTGAAACCTCACGCGGGTTCTCCGCAAACACAGTCAACGAATTGATACTCAATAACTCTTGAGCTCTCATCGTCAACCGTGAACTCGTGCGTGATGGTGCCATCGTGTCTGTCATCGTCATAATGCCTCCTCGTGTAGTGGTGAGCAAAGAAAAGCCTAGGAAGAAACTCCCAAACCTTCCCTCGAATACATTGACATTAGCATAAGGTTATGGTGGTGTCAAGGACCAAAAAAGAAAAGAACCAAAACCCGGAAAAGAAAAATTGATACATCCAGTAGCATCGAAACAGAATACCTAACGTGTTACTTATAAAGAATGTTATATATATATAATACTATAATCATAATATAAGGTGTGTTCTGTATAGGGCACCCAAAACGTCCTGTGAAAATTGGAAACAGTCACTATAGGAAACCGAAAAAACGTCGTGTGAAAATTGGAATGAGCGCCTATTGCAAACAGATTTTCCTCGCGAAGCTGAAAAAGCTGCCAAAAGCCCTGTACGCCCACCTAACGCCACAGAATCAGACAACCGGCCACCAGTACCCGGAACGCCCCAAAAGGTCTTAGCTGGGCGCTGATAGCTCACACGGCCATCGTGGCTGGGGTCACACACGGGGGCACCATGCCCTGAGCGGTCACTGTAGCCCGGTGGGCGCCATAAAGTAGCCCGGGCGGGTGAACACACCGGCGGGCGGGTTGCGTCGTCTCTGTGCGTCTCTGGCGGTCCCATGGTCCCCTAACGTCTCTGGCGGTCACCTGACACCCCGAAAGCCCCCGGGGGGATTATCCCGGGGGCAGACTTCGTGCAGGGTGTTAGCGGTCCAAACGGTGGTGGTAGGACCAAACCAGGAGGCCCCACGCCAAGGCGCCCAACGTGAGCAGGACCCACAGTGGCGGTTCCATAAACAGGATGAGGAACCCGGCGGACACAATGAGCCCCGTGGCCACGTTAAACGCGGTCACTCGGCAACCCCCAGCGCGTACTCTGTGCCTATGTCGCCGTAATCGCACACCCACAGCTGGGCCTGACGTTCAGTGTCAAACACGCGCACGATACGGGCCCGGGTTTCGTCCCACTCTGCCACGTAAGCGTCGCCGCTTTTGATGGTGGACGATGGCCGGCCATAATCGGCGGTCACAGCCCCGCCGCCTGACGGTCCCGAAAGTAATCGCTATACACGACCAGTTCCGCTTCCTGAGCCATCTGGCGGGCATAGCTAGCCGCCACACGGGCCAAGTGCGCCTGGTGGTGGGGGTCCCCCACATCCTGGAGTTTGCCAAGACGCTTGGCCGCGCCGTGAGCCTGGGCGCCCGTGTCATACTCGCCAAACTCTCCCACCGTATCGATGGTCATGTGGCCGTCAAGGTAGGTCACCTCACGCACACTGTAGCGGCGTTCCCCGCCCCATATGTCGCGCCCGCCCTGCTCACTCGAAACAAAATAGCGGCCACCATACACGGTGGAACTCACGCGGCTACCAAAGAATCTTAGGCTTGCCGGTTCGAACCAGTGGTTGCCACAGTCGCCCGCCATACGTCCAACGTCGCCCGTGTTCCAAAAGTACACACTGCTTTCCTTCGTGCTCATTTTGATACCCCTTCATTTTCGAAAAGCTCCAGTTGGTCTTCTATGGCCTCAGCTAGCGGGATATGAGTCGCCCGGGCCACCAGCTTCGCAATTGCCAGCGTATCCGGGTGGACATAGCGGGGGCTCATGCGTTGTGCCCAGACATGAAGTGACGCACGGCGAGACGGATACCCCACACGGGGCGGGGCGTGGCGTGGCGGCCGGTTGACAGTGTCACGGCGGGCAAGTGGCCCATCATTACTTGCCAGCGGGCGTGGCGCTTGGCGCTAGCCTTATCGCCGGCGAACTTGTGGCGGTAGTTGATGCCGCCGGGCGACTGGCCCGGGACTGTGACTGTGTAGACGTTCATTGTGTTTCCTTTCGTGGTGAGTGCCGCGCGGTGCGGCCTAGGCCCATCCTCGCACACCTTGAGATAAAAGTCCACTCCATCCCAGGTGAGTTTCATAGGGTGGTAAGCGGGCGCCCGAAACTACGCTACAATACCCGGCCCCAGCCGCCACACAACCCCATCGGCCCAAAAGCGGAACGCGCCCCCACGCGCCCGATACACCATAAAGCCCCAAAAGTCAAACTTGACAAACACGCCCCAAGCCCAAACAATTCCCGGAACCCCGAACGGCCATGTCCGGTGTACGGCCCTGTCGCGCTAATTTAGAATCTGTTTTTGGTTTTTGGAAATAGGAAATTGTTTGACTTCAACGGTGCCAAACATTCCAGCAGCCTCAGTAATGCGCTTCTCGCTAAGCAACGCATATTCAGGGTTTAGTTCTACTCCCAGGTAGTTGCGGTCATTTAGCAAGGCAACTTCACCTGTTGTGCCTGACCCGCTGAATGGGTCCAGCACAGTATCGCCAGGGGCAGAACCCGCCAGGATACAGGGCAGGATAAGCGCCGGTGGGTAGGTGGCAAAGTGGGCGCTTTTGTATGCCGCCACATTTACAGACCAAACAGAACGCCTGTTGCGGGTGAATGGCCCTGATATTTCCTTCCCCCTGTTGCCTGTTTGTTTTGTCTGACCGGGCGCGTGGTATGAGGTGCCGGTAGCATCGTGGTGGGTTTGAGCAACTGCAGGTTCTTTGATTGCCTCATGGTCGTAGTAGTAGCTGGTTTGTTTGCTAAACAAGAAAATGTATTCGTGCGATTTTGTACAACGGTCTTTCACGCTCTCCGGCATAGGGTTAGGTTTCGCCCAGATAATGTCCTGCCTCAAGTACCAGCCACGCGCCCGCATAGCAAACGCAAACATCCAAGGAATACCCACCAAGTCCTTTACCTTCACCTCGCCTTGAGCAGTTTTCCCGTAAGTGTCCCCAAGATTCACCCAGCAAGTCCCATCATCTGCCAGCACCCGCCACACCTCATCGAACACTAGGCACAAATTCTCAATAAACGCTTCAGGGGAATCCTCCAAACCAAGCTGCGCCTCCTGACCGTAATCCCGCAAACCCCAATAAGGCGGCGAAGTCACACACGTTCTCGCGGTTCCAGCCGGTAAGGTTTTCAGCGTGTCGCTGGCGTTGCCAACAATAATTTTTGCAGTGTTCATAATTTCCCCTGTCAGTCGTTCTTTTTTTTCTTTTTCAGATTTAGCGCCGCAAAGTCTTTTTTCTGCTGCATTTGTTCTGCTTCTTCGGCGTCTGCTGCGTGTTGCGCGTATCCTTTTTGGTAGCCGTCTATTTGCGATAACCCCGATTGGTAGCCAATTTCGTAGCCCGCCTGGTATCCCATTTCGTGGTTGTCGCCGTCTGACCGTCCGTCTTGGTAGCCTTCTCTGTGACCTACATCGCGCCCTTCGTACCAGGCATCGGGGATTGCATTGTCGTGTCTTTTGCTCATGGTTCCTCCTTGGTTTTTTGGGTGCTTGGTTTGTATCTCCAGTGGATACTTTTCAAGTTTTTAGTTTTTTTTAGCGAACTGTTAGTAAGCTTGCCCGGTAGTAACAGTTCGGGTTTTCCGAACAGTTGCCGGACGATTGCAGCGGTGTTGTGCGGATGATTGCTAATGTCCGCCTTCGTCGACACTAACCCCGAAACTGTGGGTAATGCGGGGATAAGCCGACATTGCGTGAAGTCGGGATATGTCCATACCGTTTACACATGGGTTAGACGTGTAAACTTTTGGCCATTTTTTTTACACGTTGGTGTTCGTTTATGTGTTGTTGGGCTTCTTGGCGGTCGCGTACTGCTTTGCCGTAGATTGTGATGAAGGGTGGCGCGAAACCGTACTTGTTGCAGTTCTCCAAGCAGACCGCTTCGTGGCTCACCGCGACGGCGAGAGTGTGTTCGAGCTCTTGGTGCGTTTTAGTTACCATCAGGCGGGCACTTTGCTGACTTGTGTTTTTTCTTCGGCGTACACAATTTCGACTAGGCGCGTAATGCCCAAGAGGACTCGCAATGCTTCCATGGCGCTATCCCTGTTTTTGAGCGCTGTCTGGTAGTAGCCTTCTTGGGCTTCGGAGAGCCCGTAGCCGCGTACTTCTGCTTCCCAGGCGAGGACCTCTTGGTTGATTTTCTTGTACTCGGAGATGAGGGCGTTTTCTTCGTGTAGTGCCCCAAAGGCTTCCACGGCGACCGATAGATAATGGTGTGTCAAGTCGCGACAGTTTCTAAGTACGGTTTCTGCGACGCTGTCGTGCGGGTGCTCGAGGGTTCTGTAGAGGGCTACGGTCATCAGGTCCAGGCTTTCTTCGTAGAGAGCCCAGGCGTCGTTTACTGCTTCTTGTTTAGTGTTCATGGCGCCAAGCTACCACAATTTGGGGCGCGCCGCTAGGGGAGTGAGTCAACTACAAACTGAGAGTTGATGGTTCGGCAAATGAGCGTGTTCGGCTGACAGCGGAACAAGGCAATTACCCGAACGTGTTGTATAGCAATAAAGCTATATTCCTGTTGTATAGCAATAAAGCTATATTTGTACCTAGTTGGGTACATATGTGACATAAGTGTCACAAACGTACCAAAATTGGTACGGTATTGGCACGTTTCGTCCACAGCTAACTTTATCGGGTACAGGAACCTAGTGGAAATGTGGAGAGTCGAACTCGGCGCGTGGAGGGTGGTAGAATGAAACTATGCCTTATGTGGAAAGAACCTGCTTAGAGTGCCTCCAGAAATACAAGCCCAGCAGCCGACATTCTAAATGTCCGGAATGCAGGAAAGAGTCCCTAAAAACTCCCTGCGTAGTATGCGGTCGTCTCAAGCAAAGAAAATCACAAGCTTGCAATGATTGCTTTTCGCGCGCTTGGGACAAGAACCCAAACTGGAAAGGCGGGCAAATCAGTCACGCAAGAGGCTACCTAATGGTCAGGATTCCCTTTGCGGATGGCAACAAATCAAAGTACAAGTTTCACCACGTTCTTGTCATGGAGGATTACTTGGGCAGAGAATTGACAAAGACAGAGAATGTGCATCACATTAATGGCGTTAAAGATGACAACCGGATAGAAAATCTGGAACTTTGGGTCAAGCCTCAGCCAACGGGAATAAGAGTCGAGGATGCTGTGGCGTGGGCAAAAGAGATTATTGAGCTTTACGACCAGCCACCTAAGTGACAGTCCGGCCTGACCCCGCGTGCGGGATTATCTTGCCGTCGAAACCGTCCATTCCCTAAAAAGAAAACCTGCCCGTACCCATTAAGGGAAGAGGGGCAGGTGTTAGTAACACAAGTGTAGCACCCCCGGACATGGGAAAACCCCCACCGCCAAGCAAACGGTGAGGGATTATCCTGCCGTCGAAACCGTCCATTCCCTAAAAACAAAACCTGCCCGGTCCGTTTGACCGGTGCTCCGGGAAGGACTACAGGGACGGTGCCGGGGCTAGCAAAGCACACGGAGTCGAACCGAAATCTATTCACACCATCGAGGATGTGATGCTCTGCCGTTGAGCTATTGCCTCATACGTACTGTAGCACAATGGTAGACTCTTTGCATGGAAGTGGAAAAAAGCTCGCTCGATAAAAAGCTACTGAGTCACGCACGGAAGTCGCCGATGGAAATTGCGGAGCTCACCGGACTGGAGCCCGGGTATGTCGCGGAACGTATTACGTATTTGCTGGACAGTAAAGACTGGTTGACGGACCGCCAAGAGGAACGTTTGCTTCTGATGGAGGCAGTGTCACTCAAGGATAAAGCCAACGATATGCTTGACCAGGTAGAGGACCCTAACGGTTTTGCTGCCGTGGCGAACGTGGTGCTGAGGTCGTTGAAGCTTATGAGTGAGAGGTTGGATTCTCGAAGGAAACTTGTTGATGATGATATCAACCGGATAACGACCGCTCACGCAAAAATTTTCGCAGAAGCCTTTGATTCGGCCCTGCAATACATTATCGTGGGGTTCAGAGCTTTTGACGGGGTGCCCGAGGATGGGGACATTGACGATTTGGTAGAAGAGGGACTGAAAAGGGCTAGGAAGATTCTTGATGCCAACCTACTTTGAGCAAGTGCTTGATGAGGCCATGAAGGAAATGCGCCACAAGTCCCGTTTGCGTTTGTACCAGGATGACCCGGCCGCGTGGCTGTGGGACGTGCTCGGCAAGAGGTGGTACTCGAAGCAGACCGAGGTGGCCCAGAGCTTTATGGACAACACTCGCACAGCGGTCAAGTCCGCTAACGGTTGTGGGAAGTCTGCGGTCGTGGCAGACCTTATTACGTGGACGGTGGCCACGAGTGTCCCGGCTGACACGTTGTGCATAGTGTCGGCGCCCACCATGTCCCAGGTGGAGAAAGTTATCTTCGCCTATCTCAAAGTCAATAAGGGTATGGCCAAAGCTCGCGGGCTCGAGCTCCCCGGTCGCATTACCGAGACGCTGGCGTGGAAGCTAGACGGACCAGAGGGCGCTGAGTTCCTTGTGTTCGGGAAGCGACCACCTGACCAAGACATTGTAAACTCGTTCCAGGGGACACGTAAGAAGAACACGAAAGTTTTTTTGGATGAGGGTGGCGGTTTGCCGGCAGCAATGTTTACGGCTTCGGAGGCGGTAGCCACTGGTGCCAATTCGGGAATTCTGGTTATTGGTAACCCGGACAATCGTGGCACCGAGTTCCACAAGATTTTCACTGACCCGAACTTGATGCAGGACTGGAACCGGCAAACTATTGGGGTGCATGACCTCCCCACATTCACCGGGGAAATTGTGTACGAGGACCCGGAGAAGCAACAAGCGATGCTTGATGGGCTTACAAGTGTGGAGTGGGTGGAGCACAAGAAAAGGGCTTGGGGTATTGAGTCCGCACGGTACAAGTCGAAGGTGCTTGGGGAGTTCCCCGATGAGGCCGACAACACATTCTTTTCGCAGAAAGCGATTGATACTGGTGTGGATACGGATATACCGGAGGATGGGGATGAGAGTATTACGTTGGGCTTGGACGTGGCGCGTTATGGTGCGGACGAGAACGTACTGTATTGCAACCAGGGTGGCCGGCTAAGAATTATTGATAGGTGGTCTAAACTGGACACTATTGAAACAGCTAGGAGAGCTCATGGACACACGCAAAGACTCATGGCCGGAATCCTCAACGTGGACGTCAATGGTGTGGGTGGTGGTGTCGTCGATGCTCTTTTGCGTTTGGATGAGTTTGATAACGCCGTTTATTCTGTTGGTTCTATTAATGGGTCAAACTCTTCGCCTGATACGGCTCGTTGGGCGAACGCTCGTGCGTGGCATTACGACACGTTCCGAGAACTCGTTACAAACGGGAGCATTGACCTAGACTTTGAGGATAAGGGTTTGCGTGAGGAGATGATTACGCAAACGTACAAGTTCAATGCTAGTGGCGCCATTCTTATGACAAGTAAGGATGATATGAAAAAGGCGGGCATTGCTTCGCCTGACTCTTTGGATGCCGCAATTCTGGCCACCATTAGCCATGTCGATTATGGTGTTTCTCCGGGGGACGTTGTGGGTACGGATGATTCCGAAGAGGAGCACGCTTTCTACACTGACACTTACTGGTAGCCCATAACTACTGGTAAGATAGCTCCATGGGTATTTTAGACACTTTTATGGGCACTTCGAAGGATTCTCAGGCTCTTTTGGAGCAGATTGATAAGCTTTCTGAGGACAATACGTTACTCACTGAGACTTATGCGGCCATGGCGAGAGCGACTTTGGCTTTTGAAGACCAAGGTTGGACTCCGCTAAACCAGTACGCTCAGAGCGGCATGTTGCTTGTTGACATAAAAAAGGCTTCCGCGAGTGCACGAAAACAGACGACTTCTAACTCTTTGCTCAAGCGGGGGGCGGCCCTTCGTGCGGGCTATGTGTTTGGTCGTGGCTTTAAGATGGCTTCCGATGGGGAACCGTTAGCGCCCCGGCACCAGGCAATTATTGATAACCCAGTGAACCGTAAAGTTTTGTTTAGCAAAGATGCTTGCAAGAAAAACGAGAAGGCTCTATTCACTGACGGAAACTTTTTTGTTGTTTACAATAAGACCACTAAACTTTTTAGCCGAATTCCTCTTGCGGAAATATCTGGTTTCGCTACGGACCCGGATGACCCTGAAACAATTCGTTATTACGAACGCGAGTACCAAAAGGGGGTTGTGGACAGTAGTGCTGCTACTGGCATTCTTTATACGCTGACTAAGGCGTGGTATCCCGTTGACCATGTTGAAAAACCTGTATCAATGATTCAGGGTATTCCGGTGCAACGAAACTCTTTTGTTATTGACATAAAAGCTAATGATGACACGGGGCAGCTTTGGGGTGTCCCCGATTCTTTGCCAGCACTTCCTTGGGCTTGGGCGTATTCGGAGTACCTCAAAGATGGTTCGAAGATGCTGAAAGCTTTGGCTTCTATTGCTTGGCAGGTGACCACCAAGAGCACTAAGGGTGGGAAAAACATTTCTGCGAAGCTGACAAAGAACAAAGATGTTGCTGCGACGGCGGTAACGGGTGCAGGGATTGAGCTTTCTTCTATGCCGAGGACGAACGCGGTGGACCTTGCGACCGGTATGCCTTTGGCCGCGATGACCGCAACTTCTCTTGAGGTCGGGGTGAAAGCGTTACTGGCTGGAAGCGAAGACACTGGTGGGGGCGGTTCTCAAGTTATTGACCAGCCCACGTTGAGTGCCGCGTACACGCGCCAGGGTAGCTGGGAAGAGTTCTTCACCCGTGTGCTCAAAATCATGGGGGTCAAAGCGCCTACTGTTACGTTCAACAACATTATTGTTGACCCGGCGTACCGCACGATTCAGTCCCTTGCGACCGCGTGGATGAGCGGGCTGTTTGACCCTGAGATTATGCAGGAAGCTTTCGCGGAGCAGATTGGTATTGAGGCTCCCGGCCTCGTGCCGGTTGGTGCCCTTGTTCCGAACAACGCATCAAGCTTTGCTAACGATGGGCAAACACTTGGTGCCGGAAACCCTAACAACAATTCAACTTCACAAGGTAACTCTGGAACTGGCGATGGTGACCTTTCGGACGGCGATAATATCATGCGGGACAGGCAAGACGACCCTAGGTAAGAATATCGTGATATTATTGTGATATGTGCCTATCTGAAAACTGCATCGGAAAACCCGTAAGTCGGGGCCATTGCTCCACTCATTACCATAAACTTTGGAAATCGGGTGCCTTCGCGAAGAACAGAGACAGGGCTCCGAAGCGTTGCTCTGTCGAGGATTGCGATTTGGCCTTCAAGAAAAGAGGGTATTGCGGAAACCATTATCAAGCGGCAAGAAACGCGGGAGAGTTTAGTGATTGTCAATGCTCAATGGAAGGATGCGTCGATGTTTTTTATGCAAAGAAACTTTGTCGCTACCACTACACCGTCGAAAGAAGGTATTCAATATCTTTAGTCGATTACCAAAAATTACTGGTGGAGCAAAACTTTTCTTGTAAAATATGTGGCAGAAAAGAAACGACAAACTTGTCCATTGACCACGACCATGTCACGCAAGAAGTAAGGGGGCTACTTTGCCGCTCTTGCAATTTGGGCATTGCAAATTTTGATGATAATGTAGACAGGCTAAAATCCGCTATCGTTTATCTATCCAATAGCTAGTGCGTGGTATCATTGACACAATGTCTAAAATTCTTATTGAGCAGTCAAGCGCACCCACTAAGGTAGGCAATCGCTGGCGAGCTGTACTCATCACCCCGGGTAGCGGCTCTACGGGTGTCTATAGCGAGTCGGTGCTGTCCAAATATGGCGCAGTGGCTTTCCCCAAGGGCACTCACTCTTACGTGGACCACCCCCGCTCCGACGAAGAATCCCGCTCTGCCAAGAACCTAATCGGCACGCTGGCGGAAGACGCTTACTACGAAAAAGGTATTGGTCTTGTTGGGGAAATTGACATCATGCCCCACTGGAAAGAGTTTGTTGAGGCAGTGGCCCCGCACACGGGCCTCTCTATCTACGCAATGGGCGAAGGCGACGAGGCTGACTCTGGAGAATTTGAAGTCACCAGTCTCCACGCTAACATTCAAAACTCAGTTGACCTGGTGTCTTACGCCGGGCGCCCGGGCTCAAAGCTCGAAGCAAAGCTTTACGAAGCCGCAGTATCGATTTCTGCGGAAAAAGAAATTTCCATCGAGGAAGAAGTTCTCGATTCGGAAACAAGTGCTACGCCTCCGATAGTCGTAGTCTCAACAATAAATGAAGAAGAAGGATACTCAGATATGGAAATCCAAGAACTGAGCGACCAGATTGCTGCTTTGCCTCAACTCATTGCAACCGCTGTCGTAGAAGCTATGGCCCCTGTCGAGGAAGTGGAAGAGAAGGAAGAGATTAATGTTGAGGCTGTTGCCGAAGCGTTGGTCGCTGCCGACCTCCCCCAGATTTCTCGTAAGGCTGTCTACGAGTCTATTCGTGCCGGTGTGGACATTACTGTAGCCATCGAAAGCCAGAAGGCTTACGTTGACTCCGTGAAAGCTCACCTCAAAGAGGAAGCAAAGTCTTCCCCCAGGGCAATCGAAGAAGCTCTCATCATCAATGGTGGAGGAAAAGGCGAGACCCTTTCCAGCATCGCAAACATTAAGGTTGGTGCCTAATGGCCCTGAACGAAGTCTACAAAGATGCTTTCTCTGTGGAGTACCAAGTCAACACCGCCGTCCGGTCGGGCATGTTCGTGCACCTTAACGGACTGCACGGTGTTGCCGAGACCGACGCAAAGGTTGGCGCTGACACGAACCACTACGCCACCATTCGTCAGATTGGTGTATTCCGTGGGACCACGGCAGACGCTACCGCAATCGGAGACGCTCTCTACATTGCAGGCGAGGCTCTCTGGGGTACTGCGTTGACCACGACTGCAACCGACAACTTCTTCGTTGGTCGCGCCGCAGCCGTCAAGGCCGGAACCGCCGGCACGGTCCTCGTCAGAATCAACAACTAAGAATAGGTGACTGACTAATGCCCAGCATTGTAAAAGTACAAGAGGCCGTAACGGCCATCGAAGAGCGCACCACGTCGCGTCAGATGGAAGCTGCAAAGCTTTTCACTGCCGCGCTCGCCGGTGACAAGCGTGCCAAACTGACTCTCCAGGAAGGTATTTCGTCCAGCGACATTCCTAGCCTGCTTGAGCCCATCGTCAACGTCACCTTCCTTGCGAAGTATGCCGCTGAGGTAAACGTGTGGGACCAGATTGCCGACGAAAGGACCGAAGATAACTTCGGGAAAATCAAGTTCGGTAACTTCAACATCGACGCTACTCACATCACCGCAGGCGGTGGAGAAGAGTTCATCGCAGGTGGCCTTCCTTCCGTAGGCGAATATGAAGAGTACCAGGCAGTTCCGTTCACCACGAGCGAGGTCGAGAAAGAGTTCGAAGGCAAAAAGGGTGTTCGCGTCCGCCTGTCGTTTGAAACTCTTCGCCGCACCGGTGACTTCAACATCATCAGTGAGATGACCACGGCGTTTGCTCGTGCCGCAGCTCGCCAGGAAGATATTTCCTTGGCCAAGTTGTTTGTCACTACGGCTGGCGCAATCGGAACAGGATTCACCGGAAAAGGAATTGCTGGAAACCCAGCTTTGTCCCTTGCCGCTCTGGATACTGCTATGACAGCATCTCGCACGGACACCGTTGACGGCGACCGCGTACTCGGAACTGACTTTAAGTTGGTTTACGGCTCGGCTCTCCGTTTGACTGTTCGCGACATGTTCGCTGTTCAGCAAATTGTTAGGACTGTAGGTGACACGGAAAGCACATTCGACCCTCGTTTGTTTACTTCTCCTTACTCGCCTATCGAGTTCAACGCCCTGGACACTGTCTCTGGCGGAACAACTGATGCGTTCTGGTTCGTTATGCCTCAGAACCTCCCCCGTCCTCACTTCTGGCAGACATTCTTGTCTGGTGCTCGCACCCCCCTTATCTCCATCAAGGACAGCGGACACTTTAGCCTCGGTGGCGGAGAGGTCCCCTTCCGTGAAGGTAGCTTCGAGGAAGACGATGTACAGACTCGTATCCGTCACATCGTGCAGGCCATCCCCATGTTCAAAGATGGGCTTCGCGTCTCGACAGGTGCCGGCTCCTAAGCACTAAAAAGAATTCCCCCCGGGCCATTGCGGTTCGGGGGGTTTTTCTTTGCTATGATGGAGCTAACAGCTTCCCTCCTGCTGTAGGATTTCGACCCGTTGAGCCTAACCCCCTTCCTGGCTCCGGGTCGAAATCTGCTTAAGTGGTGTAAAATAGAATCATGGCTAACACAGGAATTTTCCCCGCAGACTACACGAGTGACGTAGGCAAGGTTCGTGTACTAATTGGGGATACGCAAGCTGAGAGTGTTGATGCTGGTGAAGGTACGTACATGTACTTTGGCGATGACGAGATTGCTGCATTTCTCACAATGTACGGCGACAACACTAAGCTTGCGGCAGCCAGGTGTCTTGAAACTCTTGCGACCTCTCAGGCCATGCTTCTCAAGTCTTGGTCGTCTGATGACCTGACGGTAAACGGCGATAAGATTGCCGAGTCCCTACGCAAGCTTGCCGCCCAGTTGCGCGAAGAGGCGCTCCAGGATGAGTCAAACGAATACTTTGAGATGATAAAAATGTTTGTTGACGAAGACGATGATGGCACGGCGGACACTTACCCTTGGTGGAACTAGCGTGGCCATCTACAAAAACGCGGTTATCGACTTCCATAAAATTGCGGTTGAGATGCGTTCCGTTGTCGAGGGTTGGTACAACGCTCAAGTGGAAGTGATTGACACGAACCTTCGTGAGCAGACTTGGGATATGGCGACGAACACTTACGGGGCCACCACGGAAACAATCGTATGGTCCGGGAAGGCACGCATTCAGCCTGTCCGCTCTTCTTCCACACCACAGCTAGAGGTTACTCAGGGGTCCATACAGGGCGTTATGGTGCAGGTTCCTTATGACGCCACCCTGGGGCTCGTGCGTAAGGGTATGCAGGTGAGAGTCACTAGCGGGGGCGAGGACGCAGTTCTCGAGGACCTCATACTTGTTGTCCGGTCGGCAATCAATTCGTCTTACGGGTGGAATAGAACCATTGAGTGCGACGCTGATGTGAAGTCGCCCGCGTAGTGTCTTTTTCAATGCGTTTGAACGAGAAGATGAAGCAAAGGGTGAACGACAGAATTCTTGCTCTCCCTGAGTTGATTATGAAAGAGACCGAGAACCTTGCTAAGGAAATTGGTAATATTGGCGAAAAGCGCATCAAGAAGTACATTATCGAAAGCGAGACGCCTTTTAGCAGGGCCGCACAGTCCGCTGGGCTAAACAAGGGTTCTGGTAGGAGACGCACGGGGAAGATGTACAACTCGGTGAGCTACAAGACGGTTGCTTTCAAAAGCAAAACAAGGATTCTTGTGGGCTGGATTAAGTCTAGCGTTCCCAAGTATTACAGATACCAGGAGAGCGGATTCAAGAACAGGTTCAAGGCGGCGTACAGCGCCGGTGGTGCGCTAAGAGTCAAGGGTGGCAAACCCGTTTTGAGGATGCTCCCCAATGGTGAGTTCAACATGACTAAGGGAATGTTTGCTATTCGTGACACCAGGTTTGACCTGGAGAAGATGATACCAAAACTCAAAAAACAGTACATCAAAAACATTGTTCAGGAGATGAAAAGAATATGAACGGGATAGATTTAGTTTCCATTCAAGAAGAAATTGAGACACACATTGCCACCGCTTTCCCTAACTTTGCGATAAAAGAAGACCAAGTTCTCGACGATGAGGCAATCTTGCGAGTGAGCAACAAAACCAAACCATTTGTTGTTCTTCGCTGGGGCGGCTTGAACCGGAGCGAACAAAACACTTCGTTTGCTGGCGTCCGACACGATGAGTACTTCTCCAAGTTTGACATTATTTCTGTGGCGCCCAACCCAAAAATAGCCAGGCAAGTTTTGAACTACTTTTTGGATGGCCTCATCGGATGGAAAATAACCAATGGTGCATCGTTGACGCCGGAGCTCGGGGAGTCCGTTTTTCCCATCCTAGATTCGAACGCCGTGCCGCACCTATACTTGGGGATAGGCACTCTCAGCTTCCGTTTCAATTCGGATAACCCAAATTCTAATATAACCCCGTAGGTGATGGTAAACTAGATATATGGTACTTGCCCTAAACACTGTGTCCGGTCAGATTTGTGACGTGACCCCCAGGATTCTTGCCCACCCTAACTATAAAGACATTCTTGTCCCCGTTGGTTCTGACGCAAAACCGTACAATCCGGTGATGTATCAGCCAGGCACCGTGGCCGAGAAAGATGAGCAACGCTCCGGGTTGAATTTTCTTCGGAAAAGACAACTAGAGGTAGTTCAAGAGCAGGAAACCGAAACCGATATTGAGAAAGAGAACTAATGACGACTAACACTAGAGTTTATCGCGCAAACATTAAGTTCTGTCTCGCTTACCCGGAGGCTTTCGCAGACCGCACAGCCCCCACCGCAGCGGAGCTGAACGCATCGGCTCTAGTAACTAACGTTACTTGCGCCCTAAACGAAGACGGAACCACATTTACGCTTGGCGATTCAGACACCGACGATTCCGTCACTTTTTGTGACGTAGGAAACGTGTCTACGCCTACACTGTATAACCCCGAAGTTGTGTTTGAGATGTTCCGCGACGCGGACATTGATGCAACCGGAGTGTTCAACGCAGCGTTCAACCTGATGGCATTCCCCGATGTTGCTTACATCGCGGTCATGCGAGTGGGAAGCGCCAGCGATGTTGACTTCGCGACTGGGGACCGAATCAAAATGGTTGGCGTAAAAACTGACTTTGGTATCGACGCTATCGGCTCCGGCGAGAATACGCGAATGGTACAGTCCTTCCTGAACAACGATTTCACTAACTGGAACTACGAGGTGGCTTCATAATGACTGATGTAAAAGTTCCTTCAAGCGGAAACATTCGCATCTGGTGGGCTATCCCTAGCGCCTTCTCGGACTACAAGAACCCCACTGCGGCTGAAATCAACGCTTCTGTTGACATTTCGGATGCTATCTCGTGGAACGACTTGGACTTCGGGCTTCAAGCTTCTAACCAACTTGATGACCCTGCTATCACAGCTCTTGGTAAAACCGCAGACCGTGGTTACGCTAACTGGGGTGGCAACATGTCCATGTACTACCCTCAGAGCTTCGATGACGCAAACAGCGCCTACTCGTTGACTTACGACCTTATTGACACGCCCCGCACGCTGGGATACGTTGTTATGCGTATCGATGGCACGGAACCTTCCAATAAGGCTGCTGCTGACGGCAACATGGTTCACGTTCTCAAAGTAATTACTGATGGGTTTGCTGAGTCCGTTACTGGCGAAGAAGCTTTCCGCTACACGGTCTCTATGCTCCCCCAGGGTGACTATGCGGTTCGCGCAATCGTCGGCGCCGGTGATGTAGTTGTCACTCCCGACACCCTTTCCAGTGACGCTGGCGACTTCGACGTTCTTGCCGCAACTTTTGGTGGGCGTGTCTACAGCAAGGGCGTAACGTGGAGCTCAAGTGACGTGGCAGTTGCCACCGTTTCTTCGGCTGGCGTTGTCACCTCCGTAGCGTCCGGGACCGCAACAATCACTGCTACCTCCCCTGGTGCCACCACTGATACTTGTGCGGTTACTGTCGCATAGGAACTACCCGACAGGAAAAGCCCTCGCTTCGGCGGGGGTTTTTCTTTGCCCATGGTAGTATCGTGGTACAAACCACCAGGAGGAAAATTGTCTACAGAATCAGATTACGAAGAAATCCGTGAAGCGGTAGATGCTGTAAAGGCGCCAGGCGTTTTTGATATCCTTTCCGTATTGAAAGGTCGCGGATACCCCGAAACTCAGGTCCCAGTGTACATGGACGAAAACGCCATTTATGCTATCTCCGAAGTGAAAGACAAGATTGAGGAGCAAGAAAACAAAACTGGACTCAAAGGGGAGAGCGAAAAAACCAAAAAAATCATCGAGGCTCTCTACGAAGAAAAAGAATCCCTCACTAAAAAGATTACTGCTTCGGGGCTTACCGTGCACCTTGTGGGCATTGCTGAGGGCTCGAGAGAAGAAACTTACCGCAAGGCTGTGAAAAAGTATCCAATCGAATACGAAAAAGAAGACCCTATGGCTGGACTTCTCGCTGGTGGCAAAAAGAAAGAGCAGAAAGATTCGCCTCAACGCGACGACTTGTTCACCGACTTTTTGTGGCAAGAACACATTGTAAAAATAGTTGACGTTGAAGGCAACGAACAAACGGACTTCGCTTACAGTACCATCAATCAGGTACGCAATCAGTTTCCTTTGAGCGCCTCTATTGCAATCAACAAAGCTATCGAGAAGCTCCGCGACGCTACCGCATTATTCGTGATGGAAACGGGCGAAGATTTTTTAGCGAAGCCCTAACCTGGAATCAAAACAGGTTCCTGGCAACGTTCCTCAAGGCTGCCGCGAGCATAGGGCACCCACCGACGGCGGTTATTTTCAGTGACCCGTCTCACAAGAAGTGGACCTTTTGGGATTACCGTCTCATCAAAGCTCACTACCTCCTAGAGGACTGGTATCGGGACGGCGTGCCTATCTGGTGGGACGAGTCCGACCGTGTCACTTTTGACGCTAAAGGCAGAGTGTCTAAGTCTCGTGCCGCAGTCGAGAAGGCTTCCGAAATAGACGGCAAGAAGAAAACCAAGTCTCACGGCCTGTACTTTATTGCGGAGCCCCGCACAATGGACCAGGGTGCGATGCCAACAAGGCAAGAGTGGCTTGAGGAGCAAGAAGCGAAGAAGGGCCCCCAGGAACCTAGACGACGGCCCCAGGAGCCCCAAATTTTACAGGGGAAAAAGTAGCTATGCGGTAGAATATATATATGGCAAATGACCCAGAAGTGAACATTGATATCACTATTGGTCATGCCAAACTAGCTGCTTCCGCCAAAAAAGCGGTAGGAGTTATTAACGAGATTGGCCAGGCCGCAATAACGGCCAGTGGGGGCGCGAAAACTCTTGCTTCATCTTTCCGGGAGTTCGGCGACTCGGGCAAAAGCCTTCCGGCTCTTAGGTACGCACTCTATGACATAAGAAACACTCTTAGTCTTATATCGGTCGCTTTTGCCGCTGTGGCCATAGCGCCTGTGGCCCTTTCCATCAAGTATGAACGGGCTTTCGCAAACGTTATTAGAACTAACGAATTGGTGGTGGGTTCCACACAAGAGTTACGTGCAGAGCTCCAGGAGATTACCGAAAGCACCCCTATTTCTTGGGAAGACATTACGAACATCGCAGCGTTGGCTGGGCAGCTCGGCATTGCGGAAAAGTATATCGCTAGCTTTACTGAGTCGGTAGCTAAGTTTGCTGCCACCACGGACTTAACAGTGGATGCTGCCGCGACCGCGTTCGGGCGCCTTAATCAGCTCATTGACGGTGTTGATGGCCAGTTCGAGAAGCTTGGTTCCGCAATTCTGGCTGTAGGTATCAGTTCTGTGTCCACGGAATCTGAAATTGTTTCGGTGTCCACACAGATTGCTTCTATGGGTAACTTGGCGGGCCTCACTGCCCCTGAGATTATTGGACTATCTGGCGCCATGGCATCCGTAGGCATCAAGCCAGAGCTTGCACGCGGTAACGTCACACGCCTGTTTAGCAACATTGGAAAGTCCGCTGTCGAAGGCGGGCGAGGCGTCACCGAGTTTGGCCGTTTGACGGGGAGAACAGCCGAAGAGTTTGTTTCGGATTGGGGCACCCAGCCAGGCCGGGTTTTACAGGACTTCTTTAGAGGCATAAACGATGAGGGTCCCAGGGCAGAGCGCACGCTAAGGGAGCTGGGCATTACTTCCGTGCGGGACATTCCGGCTATTTTGCGTTTGGCGCAAACCTCCGACGAGGTTGCCAAGCTTATCGGGATTAGTAACGACGAGTTCCTTAGGGGCTCCAAAATCAATCAGCAGTACGGGATTATTAGCGACACTACGGCCGAACAGGTTTCTCGTCTAGGACAGAACGTGCAAACTTTGGGCGCCGCTTTTGGCGACTCGGTTGGCCCTCTTGGAGGGTTCTTGAAATACTTGAATCAAGTTGTACAGGGCCTTACGGTGTGGGCTCAGCATCCCATAGGCGAAGCTATCAGTGGTTTTATCATTATCACCTCGTTGCTTATTGCCGCTTTTACCGCATTGTTCGCGGCAGTGGCCGGAGCCGCCGCATCAATTCTTGCAATTAGGTTCGCGTTGCAGAAGCTTGGGTTTGATTCGATTGGTGCAGCCGCCAAAGTGATGATTAACAATAAGGCTATAGATGGTCTCGCTTTCAAGAGTAAGTTTGCCACGATTGCGGTTCTTGGTTTGTCTGCCGCTTTCAGGGCTCTCCTTATCAGCACGGGCATTGGCGCAGTGTTGCTCCTCATCTCCTGGGGTCTTTCTACGTTGGGGAAAAATTCTGACGCAACGAGTTCCAAGCTTAAGGACTTGTACGGTGACATGGAATCGCTTTCCACGGCGATTGATGAGGACACTGCGGCGTTCGATAAGAACACTGGGAAGATGAAAGATGGTAGTGACGCTCTTAGGGTTTACACCAGAACCATAGAAAACAAAAACGACGCCATAAAGGATAGCGTCAACATAGCGGGCGATTTTGTTCATTCTGACGAACAGATGACAGCGTCCACCGAGGACGGTACGGCCGCACTCGAAAAGCAAACAAGGGTCATAGACGAGAACACTGTCGCATATTTCAAAAATCAGCTCCTCAAAGACGAAGATATTGTTGACCTGTTTTCTGACGCCGCTTTCCAAGACGCTATGAATAAAGCGGGGGTCACGGTCAGTGAACTTATTGCCGCAAACATTGAGGGCGAAAGCTCCCCGCTTACTGACGCGATAAGTGCACAGTTAGACGCGGGCATAGAAGAACTAAAAGCCAGAAGGCAAGAAATACTTGTAACGCATGGGGACACCGGCCCGGAGTATGCTGCGGCAACAAGAGCCATCCACGCTCGCAAAGAAATGGCGGAAGAATACGAAGAGTCCCTTCTCGGGCATTTGAGGACCCAAGCAGACAGTATCGCTTTAGACAAACAAGCCACCGAAGCTCTTACGTTTGCCAACGAGGGCCAACAAGACGCGAAAACTTATATTGACCTTACTGACGCTTCTGTAAAGATTTTGATGGAAGACATTTTTGGTTTGGCTAACGCTAACAAGAAAACAACTGATTCGTTCAGAAAACTTGGGGAAGAGTTCGCTGACCTGGGGCCTGACGCTGGCGCTGCCACGGGCGCCATACAAGGGGTTATTGCGGCAGTTATAGCTGGCACCCCTGACGCCGAACAGCAAATCATAAACTTGGCACAAGCTATGCTTGTCATGGAAGCAGCCGGAGTTCTTTCCAGCAAACAAGCAGTCATATTCAACGACACCATTGAGGGTCTCGGCATCACCGCTGGAATTACAACAGCTCGAGTTTTAGAGCTTACTGCGCTTGGCGCAACGGAAGGCACCCTAGAAGGGGCGCTGGACGCCCTCATGGATGGAATGAATGGTGTGGGAGCTTCTGCAGATAAAGCTTCTGGGAAAGTCAAAACATTGGCGGAACAGTTTGAAGAACTTGTCGATGTTATGTTCGACGCAATCAACCTTGGCCGCGAAACCGAAGAAGCAATCTTTGCTCTCGGTGAAGCGTTCGGTGATACAGGCAAAAAAGCTTTGTACTCTAGCGAAGAAATGCAGGACGCCATCGGTGCCATTCTGCAACAATCCGAAAGCGCCGAAGAAGGTGTGGCTAACCTAGCTTCGCTGTTTGCCGGCCTCGCGAAAGAAGTGGGTGGCAACGCTTCCCCCTCATTGAGTATCCTCAGACAAGCCATCAGCCGGGTCGCATCCGAGTTTGGCATAACCGAAGCAGAAGCGCAAAGGTTTATTGACACTGCCGGTGATGGCATTGCCAACATCAACTTTGATAATTTCAATAGAGGAATCAAAGCAACACAGGAAAAGATTCGCACGCTGTCCGATTACGCCGGCGACCTAGAAAACGTTTTCTCTCGTGCTTTTGATTTGCGTTTCGCCAAGACTTTTGACATTGACAGGATTGCGGAAGCCTGGGACAACCTTGGCGATAACGTGGAAAGAGCAAGGCTCGAAGTTGAAGACTTGCAGGCGGCCCAGCAAGGTTTGGGGGCCGACCGGGCAATCAAAATGTACTTCTTGTCTGTCGCAGAATCTTATGGTGACATGTTGCGGGCTGCCGTGCTCCGTAAAGAGCTGTTAGAGATGGACAGAGACCAAGCCGAAAACGCTGGCAAGCTCGCTAATGCTCAAGCTATTGCAGGCGGAGACCTGACTGGGCAGGGTGTCGGGCAGAGGCAAAACAGGTCCGACCTGCTTGGCCTTGTGCGTGATTACCAGGGGTACATTGAGACTTTGGCGGAGTCGGGTGCGAGCCAGGACGAGTTGCGTAAAGCTACTGTAAGGGCGCGTCGAGAGTTTGTTGCTCAGGCTATCGAGCTTGGCTACCAGGAGTCGGTTGTCAACGAGTACGCGAAAGCGTTCGATGATGTACGCACGGCGATAGACAGGGTCCCGCGTAACATCACGGT